ATAAACTCCCGTGAGCCCAAGTTTTTATTTTGTTGATTTCGTTGTGATCAATAAATTGATTTGAGAGCATTAAAACAGTTATCATTTTGTTTTAAAAAACGGAAATTTGGATAGTGATCATGTTTGGAATTACTAGAAAGATTTTTGAGTATGTGAGGAATCGGCCCTATAGATTCGTTTGGGAGAACTTTAAAGAGTTTCTCAAAATGGTCCTGTTGGGTTCGGTTTTCAAAATCTTCCTCTTTTCTCTTTATTTGTTTCCGGATCTCTATTTGCCTTACATGACTTCTCGAAAGTTTGAATCTTTGGTCAGTATGTTTGAGTGGGCTTGTTATTTTTGGGCTGTGCTTTCTTCTGTCTTATTGGCAGTGTCAGTGCGCCTAAAACCCATCAAGATTGCTGATGCTGATGATCGTAATATTCTTAAGGTTTCGGGTAATGTTAGGCGTAAGGAGATTCCTACCGCTGATGGTGGTTTCATTCACGAAACTATCCAACCAGGTTCGAATATCGTTGAGGTTGGTGACTTACCCAATTTCCAAGCTTCAATCGTTCTGGATCGTGGATTTAAAATGGATGTAGTTGGAGCTGCTTTTCTGTATGCCACTCATGGAGTTAATTATTTGATTACGGTGGGACATGCTGTTGAGAATGCCCTAGCCGATCGGATTTTTATTGCTCGTAAGGATAGGCATATAGAGATCAACCCTAGTTTTGTTAGGTTACATGAAGATGTAGTCTATGCTACTTTGACCGATGTTGAGTGTTCGAGACTTGGTATTAGAAGTTGTAAAGCCACCAGTTCATTAGTTACTGGTGAAGTAACAGTTTCGGTTTATACAGGTCTTAAGCGTCTTTATCGTTCGGTTGGTAGATTGATTAGGGGCAATGCTTTTGCTACTGTTGAGTATGATGGGTCTACCCTTAATGGTTTTAGTGGCGCCCCATATGCCTCTGGCAATACAGTGCTAGGGATTCATGTGGGTGGTACCCCTATGGTTAATAAGGGTTATGACTTTGCATTCATTAAGGCTAAACTTGATTATTTGGCCGCAAAGAGAATTCACGGGGAAGATGATTTTGAGGAAGAACTTTCCGAGAAAGCTGTTGAAAATAATTTCAACAGAGGTATCGGAGCTGATGATGATTGGGTATGGCGTCGTGACTCTGGAGGAAATGATTATTCTCTCCAATGTGGCGACCATATCACTTATATGTCCGGTAGGAAAGCTAAGCGGATGATAATGAAGAGAGCCAAGAAAACTGGTCGCATGATGAGTTTAGGCTATGACGATTACGGTGATTATGATGATTATGATGACATCGATATTGGTCATGGCAAGAAAAAATTCAATCGTGAGACCGGTGATATTGAAGCCTCTCTGTCATCTCCCGAACCTGATTTGGCAACGCGCGTCGATAGGATGGAGGAGCATTTGCGTAAAATGGTTGAGCTACTTTCCAGTGGTAAAATGGTTAGTTCAACTCCCGTTGATACGCCCCGTCCCAGAGCTCCTGATTTGAATGTTCAAGGCTCATCCCGCAAATCTTTTTTAGAGGAGCGGGCCATGGAGCAGGCCCTAATATCGATGCCCGCCGTTTTGACTCCGATGAAGGAGGCACCTCTGGAGGAAGAGAAGGAGGAGATGATGCCGAAGGGCTACGTGAAGATTCTGGAGCAGACGAATGTAGGTGTTGGGGAGATTGGCCAGCGGCCAATCAACCACGCCCTTGTGTCGACACCAGAGTCTACAGCCAGGAGCCCAGTGGCATCACAGTCCCTCAAATTCCAGGAGGCTTTAACTACCGTTGGGCACGCTCTGATAGCTGCAGCGCCAAACGCAGCTTCAAAGCACACGTCCAAAGGTATAAAGAAACAGCGTGCAGAACTAAGGAACCTGATCCAGGCCTTAGTGGACGAGCATTTGAACATGTAATGAAGCAGTATAGTGCGTGGTCCACATGTGTTTCCCAATGTGGACCACAGGAGTGGTTCGATGCAGAGTTTAGTTGCGCTCTGTACGACGTTGATCCGAAGGCAACACCCGGGAACTGTGTGCTGTCCAAGTATGGTACGACTAACAAGCAAATTTTATTGATTGATGATTTTGGCAATGTTAATCCTGATCGGTTTGATCTTGTTAAGCAGATTGTGAGAATCAGATTTGATGATGTGGTCAGTGGCAAATTAATTGCTGATGACCTCAACGTTTTTATCAAAGCTGAACCTATTACTCACAAGAAGTTTCGCGAGAATCGTGATCGATTGATATCTGCCGTGTCATTGGTCGATACTCTTGTGGATCGTATTTTATTTGGATGGCTGCAAAGAAAACAACGCAGTAGTATTGGAAAGACCCCTTGTATGTTTGGTTGGACACCAGCATATGGGGGATGGAAAGATCTTCGAGCCCATTTTTGCGGTAATCCCGTTCTTTGTCTAGATAAGAGTAGTTGGGACTGGACTGTTCAGGGCCACCTGGTGGATTTTTGGTACAGTTTTTTAACTGGTTTAGCCATTGATGCTCCATTGTGGTGGCAACGAGCGGTAGGAGTTAGACTAACTATGCTTTTTGATAAGGCTGTTTTCCGCTTTAAGTGTGGTTTGAGGGTCCCTCAAGTTGGTAGGGGAATTATGAAATCGGGATGCTTTCTTACCTTAACCTTGAATAGTGTGTCACAAAGTTATTTACACTTTTTGGCCGCTCTTAGGGTTGGTGAGGACCCCGTTTCTACCCAACCTATTTGTATGGGTGATGATACGGTTCAGTTGGAGGTATTAAGTCCTAGAGCATATGTGGTTGCCATGGAATCCTTTGGTTGTATAATCAAAGGGCTTAAAGTGAGGAATTACATAGAGTTTTGTGGACTTTCAATTGGCCGTACTTGTCGTCCAGCATATTGGAAGAAGTATCTATTTCTTCTGCAATATGGAGATGTTGAGGATAGATTGGATTTCTTCCAACGATACTTTGCCAATGTTCCTGAAATGCGGCATTTTTTTCAGGCATTGGCTGGAATCCACGCTCCCGGTAAGCAACTATCCACCAATGAATTACTAAGATATATGAATGGCGAAGACTATACCATAGTCGAGTCATTTAGAGAAGATTGGTAAATTATGGTGAAGATCGTCTACTAAAGTAACATCTGTAGGAGATGGAGG